AGTCTTGATAGATGGAGGGCTAGGTAGGAGGCCATGCCCCTCACCCCCTATATATACTAAATCATATACATTTTCAGAGGGTTTGGTTGTTAACTAGTTTGATGCGGAACTACAAAGTCTCTGATAGACTTTAGTGGGGAGGGAGGTTACAGATATATATATGCACCCCGGTGGGCTACATAATACTATTATACACTTGAAAATCCATTTTGTCAAGTACTTTCGTATTACGTTACAATTTATTACAATTTAAATAAGATTTTACTTGACAGAATGCTCAAACAGGTGTATAATATATAAAATGGTAAAAGAATTAACAACTAAACAACAAGACTTTCTGGACAATCTTATGACTACGGGAGGTGATCTACGGAAGGCTGCGGAGCTTTCTGGTTATGCTAAGAACGGGCATTGGCAAGTCGCTAAAGCGTTGAAGCACGAGATCATCGAAATGGCCTCCAGTATCTTAGCACAGTCTGCTCCGAAAGCTGCTATGAAGCTTGTGAATATTATGGACTCTGATGAGCCTATACCTCAAGCTAATGTTAGAATGCAAGCAGCCCAGACAATACTAGACCGAACAGGTCTTGGCAAAAAAGAAAGTTTAGATGTTAATCATAAAGTAGAGGGTGGTTTATTTATACTCCCTGCTAAAGAAGAGATTATAATAGATGTACAAGCAGAGGACGAGTAGCACTATACCTTTTGGGTATGAGCTAGATTCTGATAACAGAACTTTAAAGCCTGTCCAAGATGAGTTAGATGCTATAAAGATTGTAGCTGAACTAATAAAGAAGAGTGGTCTTTCTCTACGAGAAGGTAGTGAGTGGGTTACTTATAAGACAGGAAGATCAATAAGTCACGTTGGGTTAAAGAAGATTATAGAAAATGGAAGATTGGACAAAGAATCCACAGAACTACCTGACTGATGAAGACGGGAACTTCATACTTAAAAAGGATGGTACTCCCCGTAAAAAGACCGGAAGGCCCAAAGGGGCTAAAGGTAGAGGCTATAACTACCACTCTGAAACTAAAGCAAAGATTAAAGCAAGACGAGCTATACGAACTAAAGAAAAGAAAACAGAACAACTTAAACAAAGATTAAATTCTAAACGAGATTCATTGAATGCTTCTAAAGAAACTTTAAAGAAGCTAGAAAAAGCAACAACGAATAAAGTTGTTACCGAAGATATACTAGATAAAGTACCTAAAGCTCTAAAGAAAGAAGTCGATGACAATGTTATATTCAAGCCTAATGATGGGCCACAGACAGACTTCTTAGCAGCACCAGAACGAGATGTACTTTATGGTGGTGCAGCAGGTGGTGGAAAGTCTTATGCTATGCTTATTGACCCACTACGCTTTGCACATAGAGCAGCGCATAGAGCATTAATACTTAGAAGGTCTATGCCTGAACTACGAGAGCTTATAGATAAAAGTAGGGAACTTTACCCCAAAGCATTTCCGGGGTGTAAGTACAAAGAAGTTGAAAAACTTTGGAACTTCCCAAGCGGAGCCAAAGTAGAGTTCGGCTTCTTAGAGCGAGATGCCGATGTCTATCGGTATCAAGGCCAAGCTTATTCTTGGATTGGTTTTGACGAGATCACTCATTTACCTACTGAGTTTGGATGGAATTATCTCGCTTCTCGCCTAAGAACGACCGACCCTGATATTACACCATATATGAGGTGTACAGCTAATCCGGGCGGTGTGGGTGCAACATGGGTAAAGAAAAGATATATTGATCCACATCCACCCAATGAGTCGTTTGTAGGTGAAGATAAGTTAAGTAGAAAGTTTATTCCTGCTAGATTAGATGATAACCCTTATTTAGCAGAAGATGGTAGGTACGAAGAAATGCTGAAAGCATTACCGCCTACTCAACGCAGACAGTTACTAGAAGGTAATTGGGATGTTAACGAAGGAGCAGCTTTTACTGAGTTTGAACACGATGTTCATGTAATTACTCCTTTTGAAATTCCTCTTACTTGGGAACGTACAAAAGGCATAGACTATGGTTATGCTTCTGAAAGTTCTTGTATATGGGGTACAATAGACCCATCAGATAATACTCTAATAATTTATAGAGAGCTATATCAAAAAGGATTAACAGGAGTAGACTTAGGAGATAGGATTACTCAAATGGAGTTAAGTGATCCTTATTCGGTTCAAGGAGTTTTAGACACGGCAGCGTGGGCTAGGACAGGAACTACAGGCCCAACAGTAGGTGAGTCCTTAATTCGTGCAGGTCATAAACTACGAAGGGCTGATAAAAATAGAATACAAGGAAAGATACAGATTCACGAATACTTGAAGGTACAGCAAAGCGGAAGGCCACGACTACAAATATTTAATACTTGCCCTAACCTGATACGCGAACTTCAAAGTATTCCTTTAGATAAGAGTAATCCAGAAGATGTGGATACTCACGCGCCAGATCATGCTTATGATGCTCTGCGCTATTTAATAATGTCTAGACCAAGAATGCAGGATTCATTTAGCAGAATAAGAAATCTACATTTGGAACAGGCTTATACCCCGGCTGATAGTGAATTCGGCTATTAGTAAAATAATTTATAACTCAAGCGAGGAAATAACCAATGGCAAATCCAGTATATAATGTTAGAGATACAGGTAGAAATTCTGCTAGAACAAGTGATGTAAGAGAAATAGCTGATAATATTGTTACTTCTATGACTTCTGTAACTACAGGAACTATTGCAGTAACGGCTGATACTAACACTGATGTTAGCTTTACACAACCTGCTGATACAATTATTCGTAACTTAATTGCTATTCCCGCAGGTAACATTGTTACAGCAGGAGCTTCAGGTGATGATGTTGATTTTGATTTAGGTACTTCAGCAGGTGGTGGACAAATTATTGATCAAAAAGCTATCTTAGATGATGGTGGTTCGGCAGTAACTTGGACAGCTAATGCACCTTTGTATATTATTCAAAACTCACATGGTCATGCTGCTAACGCTTTTGTTGGTACAGGTGTAACCGCAGGTGTAGTTGGTGGCCCTGCAACTAGTGAAGCTATTGTAATAGCAAGCACTTTGTATAGTGCTGCTGCAAGAACACTCCATGCTCGTATTACGCCACTAGCAAATAATCTTGCTACGGCAGCGACAACTGTAACTTATTTAGTTGAGTTCTTACACATGGGTGCGACACCTGATCAATAGATCATAACTGTTTAATCATGGACGCTGCCTATGGTGGCGTTCGTGGTTGTTTAAGGTTTTAATATGGCTGAAGAAGAAAATACTTTAATACAAAATGCTGATGGTATTTATTTTGAATCAGTAGAAGATGAAGAAGGTATGAATCTAAATCTTGAAGAAGATTTAAATAATCAACTTGCCGGACTTATCCAAGATAGATTTACTTCTGCTGAGTTAGCTAGAGATGCTGATGAAGGCAGATGGATGACAGCTTACCACAATTATCGTGGGCTATATCCAAAGAATGTAAAATTTAGAGAATCAGAAAAATCTAGAGTATTTGTAAAAGTAACTAAAACAAAAGTATTAGCTGCCTTTGGTCAACTAGTAGATGTTATCTTTGGAGGCAATAAGTTTCCTATCGGTGTGTCTGAAACTAAAGTACCAGAAGGTATATCAGAAATTGCACACTTAGATACTAATAATCCTGTACCCGGAATTGAAACAAGTATGGGTGAAGAAGACACTCTTGAAAATCCTTATGATGTAGGATATGAAGGAGATGGTAAAATTTTAAAATCGGGGGCTACTTACGGCACTGGTAAGTTTGAAGGACATTTAGATAAACAAGCTAAAGATTCTTTAACTGAGGGAGCTTCAGCTAACCCACAAATTCCTGAAATAAAACCTGCTCAAAAAGCAGCTAGACGCATGGAAAAATTAATCCATGATCAAATAGAAGAATCTAATGGTTCTAGTGAAATAAGAAATGCTTTGTTTGAGTCAGCTTTGTTTGGGACGGGAATTGTTAAAGGCCCATTTAATTTTAATAAAACTTTAAATAGATGGGAAAATAATGAAGACGGAGAGCGTACATATAATCCATTACAAGTGCGTGTACCTCGGATTGAGTTTGTAAGTATTTGGGATTTTTTCCCAGACCCTAATGCAACAAGCATGAATGAATGTGAATATGTAATCCATAGACACAAACTTAATCGTTCACAATTTAGAAGTTTATCTAAGCTTCCTTACTTTGATAAAGATCAAATAAGAGCTTGTCTTGAAATGGGGCCAAGCTACGAAGAAAAAGATTATGAGTATGAACTAAAAGACGATAATAGAATGTCTGACATGGGTTCTGCTAAGTATGAAGTACTAGAATACTGGGGCATTATGGATGCTCAATACGCTAGAGAAGTAGGTATGGAGTTAGGAGAAGATGTAGATGATTTAGATGAAGTCCAAATCAATGCTTGGATTTCTAATGGTAAAGTACTAAGAGCAGTTGTAAATCCATTTACTCCACACAGATTACCTTATCATTCTTTTTCATACGAAAAAAATCCCTATAGCTTTTTTGGTATAGGTGTTGCTGAGAACATGGATGACTCTCAAAAGATTATGAATGGTCATGCTCGTATGGCAATAGATAATCTAGCACTATCAGGATCATTAGTATTTGATGTAGATGAAACCGCCCTTGTAGGTGGACAAAGTATGGAAATATATCCGGGCAAAGTATTCCGCAGACAAGCAGGAGTTCCCGGCACAGCCATAAATGGTTTAAAGTTTCCTAATACATCTACAGAAAACATGATGATGTTTGACAAGTTTAGACAACTAGCAGACGAACAGACAGGAATACCAAGTTACTCACATGGTCAAACTGGTGTTCAAAGTATGACAAGAACAGCGTCAGGAATGTCGATGTTACTTGGAGCAGCTTCACTAAACATAAAGACTGTTATTAAAAATCTTGATGACTTTCTTTTAAGACCTTTAGGAGAAGCATACTTTCAATGGAATATGCAATTCTTAGAAAGTAAGTTAGGCGTAGAAGGAGACTTAGAAGTTAAAGCTACAGGTACAGCTAGTCTTATGCAAAAAGAAGTAAGAAGTCAAAGACTAACTACCTTTCTTCAAAGTATTCAAAATCCTGCTATTGCTCCGTTTGTTAAAGTTAATAAACTCATTGGAGAGCTTGCATACTCGCTTGATCTTGATCCTGATGAAATACTCAACGATCCAGAAGAAGCAGCTATCATGGCTCAAATTATAGGGATGCAAAATAATGTTGGACAAGCAACTGGCGAAACGCCTCTCACTCCTAACGAGCAACAAGGAGTTATGGGAGGCCCTGAAGGAACACCTCAACAACCTACGGACATTGGAGTTACGGGTACTGGTGGGGGCAACATCGGAACAGGAAATGTACCGCAGTCAGGGGAAGATCAATTCTCTGGAACGCCTAGAGCAGTTGAAGGATGAAATTAGTGAAGCTAAAGGAAGAGACTCCGAGTTATGAAGGAAAGTATTGGTCTTATGGATCAAGAAAATTTTTAACTTACAATGAGTGGATAAAAGAGGAATGGTGTGATGGCAGCAAAAAAGAAGAAGTCAAAAGTAAACGAAGCGGGGAATTACACCAAACCAACAATGAGAAAANCTCTTTTTAATAGAATTAAAGCAGGATCGAAAGGCGGCAAGCCCGGACAGTGGTCTGCTCGTAAAGCTCAAATGTTAGCTAAACAATATAAAGCCAAAGGTGGTGGATATAAGTAGGAGGATATAATTATGCCAAAACATTATGGTGATAGAAAAAAGAAAATGATGGGCGGTATGGATAAAAAGAAAAAAGGTATGATGATGGGTGGTATGAACAAAAAGAAAATGATGGGTGGTGGTAAAATGAAGTACTCAATGGGTGGTGAGGTTGCCAAACCAAATTAATTATGGCATTAAAAAAACCACAAAAGAGTCTTAAAAAATGGACAAAACAAAAGTGGCGTACTAAATCTGGTAAGCCTAGTGCTAAGACAGGTGAAAGATATTTGCCAGATAAAGCTATAAAGTCTTTATCATCTAAAGAGTATGCAGCTACAACAAAAAAGAAAAGAGAAGATACAGCAAAAGGAAAGCAACACTCTAAGCAGCCTAAACGTATNGCAAANAAAACAAGGAAGNANAGAANAAAGTGAGAGATTTAATACTTAATGCGTTAGCTGCTAAATACTCAGCAGAGTTAGAAGTGCTTGCTGTTAATATAGAAAACTATTTATCTTGTGCTGTAGGTGTTCCTGAACATCCAGACTTAGTTGGTGAAGTAGATAAACTAATAGAACAAGTAGCAGCAGTAGAAGAAAAGTTAAAAATTGTAAGTGACTTATTGAAAATACAGGACATGACAAAACAATGAAAGTAAAAGCTCCCGCAGGATACCACTGGATGAAACAAAAAAATGGTGGCTATAAACTTATGAAACATACTGGTAAGTTTAAAGCACATAAAGGAGCTACATTAAGTGCAAGCTTTGATGTACAAAAAGTTCATAAGGGGAAATAAATGGCTAGTAAATCTAAAAGAAATAGACAGCGTAGAAAAAGAAAAGAAGCATTACTAGCTGCTCCTGATGTTGCTATAACTGTAGCAGTAAAAGAAAAGAAAATGGGTGGTGGTATAATGGTTCCTCCTGAAAGAGAAGCATATGCCGCAGGAGCCTTAGTTCAACTACTTAAAAAAATATTAAAACCTTTAAGTGCTGATCAAAGAGCTACTAGACCCATGACTAGAAAACAAGCTGCTTATGCACAAGACATGACAGGAGCAGTAGTAGTTGCAGGAGGACTTGGCTATGCTGCTAATTCAGATCAAGGTCAAACAATTATTGAAGCTGCTGATGCAGGTGAAATAGATGTAGAAATAAAAAATCCAGATGAACGAATTAATCCTGATGATTTTCCTACTTATGAAAAAGGTACTGATTCTGCTGTTGCCTTTCAAGATGCTTTTAGACAAGCAAGAGAAGCAAGAGCAGATACTTTTGAATTTGAAGGTAGAACTTATACTGCTGACCTTCCTGTAAATAGAGAAGAAATGGCAGAGGGTGGTAAGTTTCCAGACTTAACAGGCGATGGAAAAGTAACACAGGCTGATATTCTTAAAGGCCGTGATGTATTTCAAGAAGGCGGTAAAGCTGAAGAAAGCCCATTACAATTATTCGATCAAATGGGAAAACAAGGAGATAATATTAATTGGGATAGATGGACAACACTAACTAGTGAAGACCCCACAGGCCCGATTGATCCTGCTAGTAAAAAAGGTTTACAACTTATACAAAAGTTAGATAGACAAAGAAGAGAATATGGTGATAGGACTTTTACAGAAGCTTTTACTGATGCTATGTTTAAAAAATATCCTAGAGGAACTAAACCATTGTTGGCTTTTTTAGGAGATGTTAAAGCTAGAAGAAGATTTACAAAAGAAAATCCTAATCTTGTAGAAACTATAAATTCTTTAAAAGAACAAAGAGAAAAAATATTAGAATCGAAAGAAAGAACAAATAAACAAGCAGGAGGCTCTATGATGGTTGCTCCAGAAATGGAAGCTACAGATACCCCTGTAGACACATACCCTAATATACCACCAGAAGAAATGGCAGCAGCAGAAGCTTCACAACTTCCAGATCAACAAATGGAAGATGAGTTTATTGATTATGTATTAAACGAAGCTTTACAGCCTGAAGAACAAACATATTTAATGAACGCTTTAGAAGGCGATCCTCAACTGAGTATGATATTTGACAAAGTTGTAGGGACGGCTTCTGAGTTTACTGGCTCTGGAGAAGTTGAAGGGCCGGGAACAGGAGTCTCAGATTCAATACCCGCCAGATTATCTGATGGTGAATTTGTGATGACTAGAAAAGCTACTGATCAAATAGGTGCAGACAGACTTCAAACAATGATGGACGAAGCTGAACGTGCTTATGATGGTGGCTTAATGAGGAAGGACGAGGATACTGATATAGAAGATAACATGAACAAAGTAATGATGTCTTCTAATCAAATGCCTAGTCTTAACATTAGACAACGATAACGGCTACCTTGAAGTAAAAGCACCATTTTGAATTGTCCGTACAAATAATTCATTGTAATGGCTACCTTTTAAAACTTACAAGCCCCGTGGAGGAAGTATTATGGCTGAAACACAAACTAATCCTGTGGAGGAAAAAGCACCTAATCCTTATAATGCAAAGAAAGATTGGCACACTCCTGATAAACCATCAATGGGTGATGCTGATGGATTATTCTATTCACGACCTAAAGAAGAACAGGCTACGCCTTCTGAGGAAGAATCAGAAAAGCCCCCTGCTAAAAAATCTAAGGACGTAAATTATAAGAAAAGGTATGATGATCTAAAGAAACATTACGACAATAGAATTGCTGAGTTCAAACAAAAGGAACAAGAGCTTCTTGCGGAGGCTGCTGACAAAGCACCTGAGTATAAAGCTCCAAAAACTTTAGAAGAACTAGAGCAGTTTAAAGCAAAAAATCCAGACTTGTATGAAACAGTAGAAACTGTAGCTCATTTACAAAGTGAAAATCAAACCGAAGAAATGCGGCAGCAACTCACAGCTTTGCAAGAACGAGAAGCTGACATTATGAAACGAGAGGCTGAAACAGTTCTTAGGGAACGTCATCCAGATTTTGAAGATATACGGGGTGACGATGCTTTTCACGAATGGGCTAAAGAACAACCTGAAGATATACAGAAATGGGTTTATGCTAATAACAGTGATGCTACTTTAGCTAGTCGCGCTATAGACCTTTACAAAATGGAAAAGGGAATAAATCAGCCACCACAAAAGAGGCAGTCCAAGCAAGAGGAGAAAAGGTCTGCTGCCGATATGGTGTCTACAAAAACTACAGCGGTGGATGCGAAAGCTCCTAAAGTTTGGACAGAAAGAGAAATTGCTAATATGTCTATTGACCAGTTTGATAAGCATGAAGATGAAATCAAACAAGCATTGGCAGAAGGCAGAATAGCAAAATAAGTTTTTGAGGAGATATTACAATGGCTTATAATCAATCTGACCAATATTTTGAACCGTCTACGGATACTAATGCAAACTTTGGTAATTCCGTATCGGGTCAAACAAACTCGTATTTCTTACCTGCAATTTATTCTAAAACTGTTTTAAACTTTTTTAGAAAATCATCTGTAGTAGAAGCAATTACTAATACAGATTATGCAGGAGAGATTGCGGCATATGGTGATTCTGTAAGAATTATCAAAGACCCTGAAATTACTGTGTATCAGTATGAAAGGGGACAAGACGTAACTGCGACTAAGTTGACAGACCAAGAAATTAACTTGGTTGTTGATACAGCAAACGCATTTAAGTTTATCGTTGACGATATTGAAACTAATATGTCACACGTTAACTTTCGTGACGTTGCTGCATCTTCAGCAGCTTATTCAATCAAAGATGCGTTTGATGAAGGTGTTCTTGCTACTATGTTTAGTGGTGTATCAGCTTCTAGCCCTAATCATATATTAGGTTCTGACAACGCAACTGATCTAGCAGCAGGTACTTTTGATGGTACTGGTAATCTAGACATAGGCTTTGGTTCATCTGAACATGATCCTATTGATGTGCTTTCACACATGGCACGTTTATTGGATGAGCAGAATGTACCAGAAGAAGGACGATGGTTTGCAGCAAATCCAGAGTTCTATGAAGTACTTGTTCAAAGTTCTTCTAAGCTTCTGTCTGTTGATTACAATGCAGGTCAAGGTTCAATCCGTAACGGACTAGTATCAACTGGTAAGTTGCGTGGATTTGATATGTACAAAACTAACAATATTGCTTCTACCTCTAACGCAGCAGGTAAGTGTATTGGAGGTCATATGTCATCTACGGCAACTGCTCAGACTATTACTAGTACTGAAGTAATTCGTGATCCTGATAGCTTTGGTGATATAGTACGAGGTCTTCATGTTTATGGAGGTAAAGTGCTACGTCCAGAAGCATTGGTTTCTGCGTTCTACGGCATTGACTAAATATTACGGGGGGCTGAAATATGCCCCCTTTAATTTTATTGGAGGTAATTATTATGTGGACTAAACCTACTTATGAAAATGTTAGACTTGGTTTTGAAATCACAATGTATTANAGCAATAGNTAAGGAAATATAGTATGCCACAAATAGGAAGTGAAAAAAANCCAGTNCGNTTTAATGTAAATGATAAAGTTAAAATTCGTGCTGCTTATATGAAAGGTGAGGACAAAAAGAAGTATGATCAAAATTATGATCGTATTTTTAAAAATCATAAAAAGCTTGTGGAATAATTATGGCTACTACATTTTTACAATTAACAAATGAACTATTAAGGGAGTTAAATGAAGTAGTATTAACTTCCTCAACTTTTTCTAGTGCTGTAGGTATACAAGCACACGCAAAAGATTGTATTAATAGATCATACTTAGATATAGTTAATGAAGAACCTCAGTGGCCTTTTNTAGCTACAGGCGAAAGCGGTGCTACCGATCCTATGTATGGTAATGTATCAGTAGATACTGTAGCAGGTACAAGATGGTATGAGTTAAAAGCAGCTAGTTCATCTATAATAAATGACTATGGCTCTATAGATTGGGATAACTTTTATTTAACTACAGTAAGTGTAAGTGGTGAATCAGCTCCTTACGTTTCTAAAAATTTAAGATTTGTAACTATAGAAAAATGGAAAGACTTTAGAAGGGCTAGAGAAAATGCTGATGATGCTGATCAAGCAGTAGGAGGAGAACCTAATCTTGTTATTAGAAGTCCAGATTCTAGAAAGTTTGGATTAAGTCCTATACCAGATAAAGTTTATAAGGTTTGGTTTTTTGCTTACGATCTTCCTACAGAACTATCTGCACATAGTGATGCAGTAGTTTTTCCTGATATATACAAAACAGTAATATTATCTAAAGCTAGATATTATACACATCAATTTAAAGACAACCCTCAAATGGCTGCTTTTGCCTTAGAAGATTATAAAAAAGGATTGAAAAGCATGAGGGAAAACTTAATAGGGACAGTTCCAACATTCATGTCTGATGACAGAGTTAGGTTTGATTAACTATGCAAGCATTTGGTTTATCATGTCAAGGCGGTCTAAACACTAATCTAAACCAGTTTCAGATGTTACAGCAACCGGGATTTGCTACAGAGTTACAAAACTTTGAAGTTGACCCTGATGGCGGTTACAGAAGAATAAATGGCTATACACTTTATGGTGGTAGTAGTGCAGCAAGACCTAATGGTTCTAATGCAATATTAGGACTTTTTGTTTATGGCGATGGTGTTATTGCAGCATCAGGTACTAATCTTTATTTTAGTTTAAACGGTACAAGTTGGTTGCAAATAAATCGTGCAAGTGTTAGTGGTTCAGGAGATAATTACTCTACATTTACAGGAAGAAGTACAGCAGCTAGAACAAGTCAATCGTATGCTTCTTTTGCTTTATTTGAAGGGTCTAGTACTTATGGTGAAGTAGTAATTACTGATAAAGGTTCGGGTGTAAAACCTGCCTTGTTTAAAATGACAGGCACAGGTAACTTATCAGATAGAACTTTTTTCTATGAAGAAATTACAGTAAGCGGTACTCATTATCCAAAATTTTGTACTATACACGATAAGCACTTAGTAGTAGCAGGAGCAGCAACAGCACCTAATACTATATTTTATAGTGGTACAAGTGATATAAATGATTTTACTTCAACGGGTTCTGGCAGTATTGCACTAGATGATCAAGTAGTAGGGCTACAAAGTTTCCGTGGCGATTTAATTATATTTTGTAAAAACAGTATTTACAAACTAACTAATATAAACGATTCTAACTCTATAGCTATAACACCTATTACACAAAACGTAGGTTGTTTAGATGGTCGAAGCATTCAAGAAATTGGTGGTGATCTTATCTTTTTAAGTCCTGATGGATTTCGTTTAGTTGCAGGTACAGCGCGTATTGGTGACGTAGAGTTAAGTTCAGTATCAAGACAAATACAATCTATTGTAGCTTCTTTAGCTGCTAACATAGGTTCTTTAGTTATTTCTAGTGCAGTATTAAGAAGTAAATCTCAATATAGATTATTTTATAGTGCAAGTTCAGCTTCTACAGATACAGCAAAAGGAATTATAGGAACAATAACACCACAAGGTTTTGAGTGGTCTGAAACAATAGGAATACAGGCTCATGGTTTTACATCAGGTTTTGATAATGATAGTGTAGAACAGATATATCATGGTGATAAAGATGGTTATGTATACAATCATAATACAGGTAATGACTTTAATCCCGCAGGAACTCAAACAAATATAGATGCAAGATATAAAACACCTAATTTAGATTTTGGAGATGCAGGAACATTAAAAACATTACACTATACAAAAATATCTTTTACGCCTGAAGGAACAGTGCAGCCTACATTAAAGATAACATATGATTTTGATGATACTAATAGACCACAACCTCCAAACTATACACTAGATTCAATACCAACTCCGGCAGTATTTGGAGATTCAACATTAGGAACAGCAGTATTTGGAGCTTCAAGCGATCCTATGGCAAGACAGGCAGTACAAGGAAGTGGACACAACATAGCCTTTAAAATATTTAGTCAGGACACTAATGCACCTTATTCAATAAATGGTTTCTATGTAGACTATAGACCTTCCGGTAGGAGATAATAATGGGTACAAGTTATGTAAGACAAAGTTCAATGGCAGATGGAGATACTATAACTGCTGCTTTATTTAATGATGAATTTAATAGACTACTAACTGCTTTTTCATACGCTTCTAGTAGCACTACCGGACATCAACATGATGGAACAGCCGGAGAAGGTGGTAATGTTCCTACTATTGGCGATCAAGATTTTTTAAATAAACTTGCAGTAGACAGTACAAATAATCGTTGGGGATTTTTTGTTGAAGTATCAAGTGCAGCAGTAGAACAGATTCGTATTCAAGATGGAGCTATTGTACCCGTTACAGATAATGATATTGATTTAGGAACAAGCTCATTAGAATTTAAAGATGCTTACTTTGATGGCACAGTTACCACAGATGGTTTAACAGTTTCAGGTACAACAAATTTAGATGGTGCAATACAGTTAGATAATACTTTAACAGCAGGTGTTGATGGAACTGGATATGATATTAAATTTTTTGGAGACACAGCAGGTAGTTTTCTTTTATGGGATCAATCTGAAGATGCTTTAGAATTAACTGATTCTACGCCCCTTAAAATTGGTGATGGTGCAGATATGCAAATCTACCATGATGGCACTAATTCATTTATAACTAATTCAACAGGAACATTAAAGTTAGCTACTGAAACAAGTGGTATTGCAGTTACAATAGGACATACAACTTCTGAAACTACTGTAGCTGATAACTTAACTATAACAGGTAATGTTTCTGTTGGAGGTAACTTAGATGTTACAGGAACATTTGATTTAAGTGATTCTGATTTTACAAATGCGGGGGACATTCAACTTGATTCAATTACTGGTGATGGGGATACTAATACTTCTATTGCTTTTTCCGGTTCTGATATCATAACAATAACTACAGGCGGTGAAACACAAGTAACATTTAATAATGGTTCTATNTTACCAACAACTGATAATGATGTTGATTTAGGTTCTAGTTCTTATGAATTTAAAGATGGNTATTTTGATGGTACTGTTTATGCAGACGCTATAAATTTTAATGGTACAGCTATTAGTGCAACAGCCGCAGAGTTAAATACTCTTGATGGTGTTACCGCAGTTGTAGGAGAATTAAATTATTTAGACTTAGGTAGCACCGCAGTAGGAACAGCTATAGCTTCTAAAGCAGTTGTGTTAGATGCTAATAAAGATTATACAGGCATAAGAAATCTTACTATATCAGGCGATCTTACTATCAGTGGTGATGATCTTACAATGGGAACAAACACCGCAGGTCATATTTTAGTTGCTGATGGTACTAATTTTAATCCTGTTGCTGTTGGAGACTTATCAGAAATATCTACTATAGCTAGTGACGAT